AAAGGCGGTTGGTGTTGCGTTCTCGGACCCAGAGCTTGACGGTGCAGTAATTGGTGCTGCGGGCGGTACGGTCGGATTCTTCGGCACGACGCCGGTTTCCGAAGGTGCGGCTCTCACGGCCCAACTTACGGCGATTACGTCCACGGCTCCGTCTCCGGCAGACTTTGCGATTCAGGATTTGACGCAGACGACTCCGTTTGGCTTCGTTACTAAGAACGAAGGCAACACGGTGCTGTCGGTGATTGCAAATCTCCAGACTCGCGTTGCTCAGTTGGAGTCGCGGTTTCAGGCTTACGGGCTTCTGCCGTAACTATGAACATATATCTTCGCCATCCCGTGCATGGGCTAAAGATAGCCATTTCCGATTTGGAAGCGGCTATGGACTACGAGCACGGGTGGGAAGAATATGACCCAATGGAACCGGCGGCGCAGGAGGAAGACCCTGCTGCGTCGCCGGAACCTATGCCGGTCGTTAACGAGCTAAAGGCGCGTCGAAAGCGGAAGGAGTAAGCCATGGCGACAGCGGGCGATCAAATCAACGGGGCGCTGCGTCTGCTGGGCATCTTGGCTGAGGGCGAAACGCCGTCGGCTTCGATGGCACAGGACGCACTTTCGGCGTTCGATCAGATGGTGGATAGTTGGAACACTGAGCGCCTCGCCGTGTTCTGCACCCAAGACCAGACTTACATGTGGCCTGCCGGCGAGCGTATTCAGACGCTTGGCCCAACGGGCGACTTTGTTTATGTACTCGGCACACAGTCTGAAGTGCCGATTATTACGCAAGACGACGACTATCTGTCCTTGGAAGACGGCAACCCCGTTCCGGCACAGCAGCGTCCAATTTTGCTTGATGACTCGACTTTTTTCCGCGACCCGTCTACGAACGTGTCGTACGGCGTCAAGTTCATCAACCAGCTGCAGTACAACAACATTGCAGTCAAGACCGTGCAGAGCACCTATCCGCAGGTGATGTTCGTCAACAATACGTTTCCGAACATCTCCATGTCGGTCTATCCGGTGCCAAATCGGGTGCTGGAGTTCCACTTTATTTCGGTGCAGCGGCTGTTGGACCCCGCGTCGCTCAGTACGGAAATCCTCATGCCGCCGGGCTACCTGCGGGCGTTCCGGTATAACTTGGCGCTGGAACTGGCGCCGGAGTTTGGCGTTGAGCCGGCGCCGGACGTGCGCCGCGTTGCGATGTACAGCAAGCGTAACCTCAAGCGCATCAACAACCCCAACAACGTTATGGCGATGCCGTACAGCATCATCGCCCGTCGCAATCGGTACAACATCTACGCCGGTAACTTTTAATGAAGACGCCGATTCTGGGCTCGTCTTACGTTGCGCGCAGCGTAAACGCCGCCGATGCTCGGATGGTGAACCTCTACCCCGAGGTCATCCCCGAGGCCGGCAAAGAGCCTGCGTACCTTCAGCGGTGCCCCGGCTTGCGGCAGTACATGGAGGTGGGCTCTGGCCCCATCCGTGCGTTGTATCCTTTGGGAGACAGCCTGTACGTCGCCTCGGGCAGCGAGTTCTACAAGGTTGACGGTAACTTAAATGTTACCAAGCTCGGCGACATTACGGGCACCGGCCCGGTGTCGATGGCGGACAACGGTATTCAAATTTTTGTAGCGTGTAACCCTGATGGATACATCTACAACAGCAATACCAACGTCTTCCAAAAGATCACCGACCCTGACTTCCCCGGCGCGGTGACGGTTGGCTACTTAGACGGCTATTTCGTCTTCAACGAACCGAACAGCCAGCGCATCTGGGTGACGGCGCTGCTCGATGGTCTTTCCATCGACCCGCTTGACTTTGCAAGCGCCGAGGGCTCACCGGACGGTTTGGTGTCGATCATTATCGACCACCGCGAGGCGTGGCTATTTGGCACGAACTCGGTTGAGGTTTGGTACAACTCGGGCGATCCTGACTTTCCGCTGACGCGCATCCAAGGCGCCTACAACGAGATCGGTTGTATCGCGCCGTACTCGGTTGCCAAGCTCGACAATAGTGTGTTTTGGCTCGGCGCTGACGCTCGCGGTCAAGGCGTCGTCTACCGCGCTCAAGGCTACCAAGGCGTACGCGTCTCGACGCACGCTGTGGAGTTTGCCATCCAAGGCTACGCGAACATGTCCGATGCGCTCGCCTACACGTACCAACAGGACGGTCACGCGTTTTACGTGCTGATCTTTCCGAGCGCCGAAACGACGTGGGTGTACGATGCCGCGACGGGCGCGTGGCATGAGCGCGCAGCGTTTGAGAAAGGTCAATTCCGTCGCCATCGATCAAACTGTCATGCCCGTTTTAAGGGCAAGCCGATTTTGGGAGATTTCCAAGATGGCCGTCTCTACGAGTTTGACCTGCGGTATTTCCGCGATGACACGCAGTTGCAGAAATGGCTGCGGACATGGCGCGCGCTGCCGACCGGCCAGAACAACCTAACCCGTACCATCCACCACCAGTTGCAGCTTGACTGCCAGACGGGCGTGGGCGGGCTATACGACGACCCCGGCTTCCTTGAGCAACAAGCGCCTGGGTACATCTTGCAGCAAGACCTTGGCAACATCGTTGTCGAGGGCGAGCCGGAGAACAGCGTCGTTAATCCGCAGGTCATGCTGCGCTGGTCGGACGATGGCGGGCACACTTGGAGCTACGAGCGGTGGGAGTCGCTTGGGCCGATTGGCGCAACGCAGACCCGTGTTATCTGGCGTCGGCTTGGCGCAACCCTCAAGTCGCGCGATCGCGTGTACGAAGTATCTGCCGCCGACCCTATGGTGACGGCAATCATGGGCGCTGAACTCAGGATAGCCGGAACCAGTGCCTAATATCACTAACATTCCGGCGCCTCGCGTACCGTTCATTGACGAGCGGACGGGCCTCATTTCGCGCGAATGGTTTAGGTTTCTAAACAACCAGTTCACGCTGACAGGCGCAGGCACGACGCAGATTACGACGGCTGACCTTGAGTTGACCCCGGCATTGGCGGCTACGGTAGAAGATGCCGTGCCGGTATTGGAGTCGGAGATACAGGCGCTTAAACTGATGCCCCGCTATCCCGAACCCAACGTGGTAAATTTTGGGTCGTTTTTTTCAACCCAGACTCAAGCGGCGACCGTTATCAATACGGCTAAAGCCATTACTTACAACAACGCCGACACGGCGTATGGCGTCTACCGTGATCCGGCGGATAGCAGCAAAATCAAAGTTGCGCGGCCTGCCATCTACAACGTGCAGTTCTCTATTCAGGTGGACAAGACTTCAGGCGGTACCGGCCACTTTTACATTTGGGCCGCTATTAACGGCACGGCGGTTGCTAATTCTGGGTCGGTAATTCGAGTTCAGGGCAACAACGCCGAAATCTTCTCGGCTGCAAACTTTTTCTTGCCGCTATCCAACGGCGACTATTTTCAGCTATATTTTTCCGTTGACGATCTTAGCGTGCAGTTGGAGCACTTTGCTGCTTCGGCCCCCGTGCCGGCGATTCCATCCATCATATTGACCGTTATGCAGGTGTACGTATGAGCGTATTTCTTTCTCCTTTTGCCGGTGTCGGGGCACAGTTTTTCGACAACAACGGCAATATCCTGTCGGGCGGCAAGCTCTACACGTATGCAGCGGGCACCACGACCCCGCAGGCGACCTATACGTCGTCTTCTGGAGCTGCCCCTAATACCAACCCCATCGTCCTTAACGCCGCCGGTAGGACCGCTAATGCGGTCTGGCTGACGCAGGGTGCGTCATACAAGTTCGTTCTTCAGACCTCGGCGAACGTCACGATTGGCACGTACGACGACGTGTCGGGTGTTAACGACTTCAGCGTGCAGGGCATTGAGTGGGCGGACATCGCCGGTACGCCCGACACGCTGTCGGGTTACGGCATCACGGACGCCTACACCAAAACGGCCTCGGACGCCAAGTTTGCGCCGATTGCCAGCCCGACGTTTACGGGCACGGTTCTCATTCCCGATAACGCGCCGTCTAACACAAACTATGAGGCAGGCTATCGAGATGCGCCGCAGAACAGCAAAACGACGGGCTATACGCTGATTGCATCGGATGCTGGTAAGTCAATTTTGATGAACGGCACCAGCGTTACGCTCACAATCCCGGCTAACTCGTCAGTTCCGTTCCCGGTCGGCACGGTCATAATTTTTATTAATGTCAACGCGACTAACCTTTCGATTGCGATTACCTCAGACACGTTGACGTTGGCTAACAGCACGACGACCGGCACCCGAACGCTTGCCCGTAATGGCGTAGCAACTTGTATTAAGATTGCCGGTACGTCTTGGCTTATCAGCGGAGCAGGATTGACCTGATGGGCGGCGCGACCCTCGCAGCGTTCTTTAACGGCAGTGCCGGTGGCGCTGGCGCGGGCGTCTATGACGCGAGCGAACCCGGCTCTGGATCGGTGACGATTCCGGCTGGCGCAACAGGCGCGACGATTGAAGTTTGGGGCGCGGGCGGCGGCGGCGGTAGCGGCGGCACGTATTTCATCGCGCCTGGAGAGCCGGACATTTACGAAGGCGGCGGTGGCGGTGGCGGCGGGTATTCCAAAACGGTGCTTGTCCTTGGCGTTGGCGACCCCCTAAAAACAATCAATTTCACCGTTGGCACCGGAGGCGCTGGGGGCAGCGGTGGCCCGGCCACGGCGGGGACGTTCTCAAACGTCTACAGTGGCACCTACACAATTACGACCATGACGGCAAATGGTGGTCTGCAAGGCACTTCCACGCCGTCGTATACCCAAGGCGCGGGGGGTACGGCCTCTGGCGGTAATACGGTGCCGGGGACGACTGGCAACGGCGGAGCTCTGTTCACTAACGCCGGGGCAACAGGCATAGTTGGCGATAACAGTTTGACAGCCGGATATGGCGGCAACGGCGGTTTTGCCGAAGGCGAAAACGGTGGGAATGGCCGCGTTCGTATGGTCTTTACGTTCTAAGGTGACACATGGCAGTTAACGTACGAGTTTTAATTCCGGCCAAGATTGCCGAGTCTAGCCAGACGACGCAGTACAGCGCCTCTGGCGTGTCGGCCATCATCGACAAGTTTACGGCGACTAACTACGACACGTCGGCTCGGACCATTTCGGTCAACCTTGTGACGCAGTTTGATAACGCCGGCAACCAGAACCTAATCATTAAAAGCAAGACCCTGCTGCCCTCGGAGACGTACACGTTTCCCGAAATCGTCGGCCACGTGCTTGCGCCTGGCGGGTCGATTTCAACGATTGCGTCAGCGGCCACGGCCATCAACATCCGCGCCTCGGGCCGAGAGATTTCGTGATTGTCCGCAACGCCATCGCCGAGGACTTGCCGCGTTACCTGCCGCTTGCGCAGGCGTTCCATGCGGCGTCCCCGATGCACGGCGTCATCCCGTTTGACGCGGATGGGTATTCAGACTTTTACTTACGCGCCATCCACGATCCGTCGGTTGGCGTCTGGTTGGCTGAAGACGATAGCAAGATTATTGGCATTGCCGGTGCATTGTTCTACCCTATGTACTTCAGCCCGACCAGTATGGTAGTGCAGGAGTTGTGGTGGTGGCTGACCCCCGAATCGCGGGGCAAAGGAGCTGGTCAAGCCATGTACAAAACGATTGAATCGTGGGCATCCGCAAAAGGCGCAGTCGCGCTTTTTATGATTGCCCTTGAAGATGAACGCGCGGATAAGATGGCTAATCTTTATGCGCGAAAAGGCTTTCGTCCTATGGAACGCACGTATATTAGAGAGGTGGCGTAATGGCCATTGGAACCGCAGCAGCACTTCTTGGCAGCGCCGTCGTTGGTGGCGCTGTCGCATCGCGGGGGGCTAGCAAAGCCTCCCGAGCGCAGCAGCAGGCCGCCGATCAGGCTGCCCAAGTCCAGCGGGAGATATTTGAGCGGCAGACGGAGCTGCAAGAGCCGTTTCGTCAGGCGGGCATTACGTCGCAAAACGAAATGCTGCGGTTGCTAGGTCTTGGCGGCGACGCCGCTTCGGCCGGGTACGGCTCGCTAGGGCGGCCGTTTAGCGCCGCCGACATGCAAACGGAC